AAATAAAGATTTATATATAATATAATTTCATATTACGTGATTTATATTATGCAATAAATGCATGGTGATAGTGGGCAACTTACACTGGCATTATTTTGTCAGAATTATCTGAATATTTAAAATATAATGAAAAATCAAAAATTTATGAATTTGTTGAAAATATAATGTACAAAAATAAAGTTTCCGCACGTTCAAAAGATACCTGGGCTGGTGGTATAATGACCATATTAGAAGGTCCTATAACAATAGGTACTGATGATCCTAAATTTCAATATACAACAACTGATCCATATGCAAAGTTTGATGATAGAGATAAATTTGCTTCGTGGCCTTTAGTTTCTTCAAATGGTGCTTTATTAGTGTTAGATGTAGAGGCTAGTAAAAAAAAAGATAAGGAGGATGAAATTAAAAGAAAGGAAGAAGAAGATGAGCTTAAAGAAAAAATTGATTTTGAAAAAGCACAACAACAAAAATCACAAAAACAAACAACAAATTGGAGCACCCTAACAACCAAAACAGTTCGCAAAAATCTTAATGAAGAAATTGGCGAACTTAAAAGAACAAACGCAACACTTAAAACAACAGAAGAAGAAAATGTTGGACTTAAAACAGAAATTGGCGAACTTAAAAGAACAGAAGAAGAAAATGTTGGACTTAAAACAGAAATTGACAAACTTAAAACATCTTTTCATAATGTACAAAAAGCACTTGAACAACAAAAAACAACTCTTGAACAACAAAAAACAATTACTCATAATGACCGTGACAAAATACAAAAGCTTGAAGCTAATATCAATGCTGCGAAGAATGTAATACAACAGTTTTCTATACATAAGCCTGAGTTGGGAGAGCGAAAGCGCAAACTTGACAACGAGTATTATAAGCATAGCAAGGAACTATTAGATGCAGTCTCACAACTGAAAAGCGGCAATTATGATAATGATGATTTAAAAAAATTAGCAACAACAATAGACAAGGCATCCACACATGCAGAAGAAAAAGATACAGGAACAGAAGAAGCAGGAGCAGCAGGAGCAGCTGAAGAAGCAGAAGAAGAAGAAGCAGGAGCAGGAGCAGCAGCAGCCAGTAAAAAATCAAAACCAGGAACAGGAACAGGACCAGGAACAGGACCAGGAACAGGACCAGGACCAGGACCAGGACCAGGACCAGGATTAGGATTAGGTGGTGGAAAAAAAAACTTTACCTATGAATATTTAAGTGATAGTAGTTATGACAGTGATATAAGTGAAAAATCACATGAAAATATCTTTTATAATTATTTGATGAAAAATGAATTTAAAGGAGGTTTAGTATCATTTGATAACGGAGATTTGTATTATAAAGCAACCAGTGATGAAATTGAAAGTACTCTTAAATCTACAAAAGTTCATAATAAAAGTATCGAAGAATTATTAGATTTTTCAAAGTTTGCACAAACTCAGTTAAAGCAAGCTAGTTTTGATAAATGTATTAGTATAAATGAAATTGTTAAAAGAGCAGAACAACTTGCTAAGTATGATAAAGGGATGTCTTTTACATATAAAAAGCAATAATATGGGTATTAAAAGAATTAGAAAAAAGAGAAAACGACATGAAACGAATATATGATACATATAAAAGGGATAAAAGTAACA